ACACTAGCGGCTATGGCTTCGAGTTTGAAGGAAATGCCGACAATGGTGCGGCGATCCGCTGTTGGTCAACGACAGGTCAGCACGGGTTTATCTGTAAAACCTCGACCAATGTTCGTTTTGACGGTTGTGTAACCTTTGAAACCACGTTGTCCGGCTTCTATTCCAAAGCGGGCAATGGCATGAAGGTCTACAACTGCGTGGCCTATAACACTAACTACGGCGTGTACATTGCGGATAATGCAGGGGTTGCGCCTGACAGTTCAAATACTGATATTAAGAACACAATCATTCAAGGGGCAGTGCGGGGCATTTATCCGATTGCGGTTGCGGATACTACCGGACTCGCTAGCGATTACAATGATTTCTTTGCAAACACATTCGTAGGTGTGATTAATGTCACAACTTATGCGACATTAGTTAATTGGCAAGTAACTGGTTATGATGCCCATAGCCAAGCCATAAACCCCACGTTTGCAAGTGTTGTTTACGGCGGTTTTAGTTTGCCAACGGGTAGCGCTCTTGCTGTAACTGGACAGGGTGGTGTGGCGATGGGTCGTGAAGGTAGTACATGGGATGGGTAACTTATTCTGCATCCCGTCGTGGATACCGATAGCCGCGATCCTGTGCGCGGTTGCCGTTGGCGTGATCGCGCTGGCGGTGGCGATTGATAGGGTGGGGAAATAGCCTTATGGATAGTAAATCACCTCATGGATAATTAAAAATGCGTTGTACTGCTAAGTCAAAACAGAGTGGCGAACAATGCAAAAAAGATGCTATGCAGGGTTCTACTAAATGTCATATTCATGGTGGTAAGTCGTTGAAAGGTGTTGCATCACCCGCATTCACAACAGGGCGCTACAGCAAGTATCTACCTGAACACTTGTTACCTGCTTACGAGGATGCGAAAGCGGATAAGAACATTTTATCTGTTCGTGGTGATATTGAATTATTAGATGGTCTCATTCGTGCAAAACTCGTAAACCTTGATACTAGCGATAGCGCTCAACACTGGATAGCGCTTCTCAAAAATATTCTAAAGGCTCGTAAAGCCTATAAGAACAGTGATATAGGTGGTTTAGAAGAAGCGCTTGATGAGATGGAAGCATTAGCCGATAAGCGACGGCTTCACTATGCCACCGAACAGGAAGTTGTTGAGCAGTTAGAGCAGCGACGTAAATTGGTTGAGAGTGAGCAAAAACTCATTCTTCAAGACCAACGCGCTATCCCTATCGAACAGGCTATGTTGTTGATGAGTGCCGTACTGGAATCTGTCAACAGAAATGTAACTGATGTTTCAGCCCTTGCAGCCATCAAGACCGACTTCATACGAATTATTGGCGGGAATGCTCATCAATGGATTAGCGCCGACACCGACAGTAATCACGCCCTCTGAACGAATCGCATTCGGTGAATTTAAGCAGCGTATCTACAAGAATTATGAAGACGCGCCCCATTTACAGCTTATCGACAGCGCGTTATCTGATGTGGTGCGCTATGTGGAAACACGCGGCGCTGAGGGTACAGGCTATCTTATTATCTCGATGCCTCCCCGTCACGGGAAAACGGTTACAGTAAGTAAACTGTTTCCGGCGTGGTTTCTAGCCGAGCATCCTGATATGCGGGTAATCCTCGCATCCTACGGCATGACACTGGCACAAAAGAACAGCCGTTACGCGCGTAACACGATCCAGTCTATCGGCTTCAAGGACATCTATCCGTATATCAGCCTCGCACAAGATAGTAAAGCGGTGGATGCGTGGGACTTATCCGGTCACGACGGCGGCATGGATGCCGTTGGCGTAGGCGGCGGCGTTACGGGTAAGGGCGGTCACATCATTGTGATTGACGACCCTGTGAAATCGCGTGAAGAAGCCGAAAGCGAAACCTATCGCGAAAAGGTATGGGACTGGTTTACCGACGACCTGTATACGCGGCGCGAACCGGGTGCAGCTATCGTTGTTATCATGACGCGCTGGCATCAGGACGACCTTGTAGGCCGTTTGCTGCGGGATGATGCAAGTAAGTGGCGCGTGTTGAGCCTGCCTGCTATCGCGGAAGCCAACGACCCACTACAACGCGAAATCGGTACGGCGTTGTGGCCTACACGCTTCCCGATTGAGAAGTTATTAGACGATAAGCGCGTGATGGGTGAATACTCATTCAGCGCCTTGTATCAGCAGCAACCCGTACCCGCAGAGGGCGGTATCTTCAAGCGCACATGGTTTCATCGCGTTTCCAGCTTACCCGAAATCGTTCACAGCGTCCGGTATTGGGACACCGCGATGTCCAGTAAAGAGACAGCCGACTACACCGCCAGCGTCAAGCTAGGGCAAGGTGTAGACGGGCATTACTACATCATGGATGTGGTGCGCTTTCGCAAAGAGTGGGGTGACGTAATCCCCGCGATGGCTGAAGTGATGTTGAAAGACGGCACGAGTGTTCAGCAAGGTATCGAGGAAGTGGCATTCATGTCACGCGCGATTACCGAACTGAACCAAGACCCACGCCTCCATAACTATTCGATATTCGGCTATCCCGTTGACAAGGACAAGGTTACGCGAGCGCTGCCGTTTGCGGCACGCCTGTCTGCGGGTAACGTGAGCGTACTCGACAGCCATTGGACAGACGATTACCTAGATGAAATGTGTTCATTCCCCAACGGCGCGCACGATGACCAATGTGATGCATCGTCCGGGAGTTGGGCGATGATCGGGAGTTCGATGGTAGAAGGTGAGGTGAGCTATGCAGAAGAATCGACGTTCTCAGGCTCTTATTAAACTTGCTAGCCGCATCCTGAAATCGTGGAAAACCGAAGACGAGATGAAGTATCCCGGTGTGCGCTTCGACGTGGGCGATCCCGAATGGCGCGGCGGCTACGGTGTGCCAATGGACAACGAAACACCTGATTTTGTAAAAAAGGATAACGACGGATGGGATTCTATAACGCCTTACAGTACCAAATAGAAACACTCCGTCAGCTATTCAAGAAGCCGACTACGTTTACGGGGCATCGCACGGATACTGAGCCAACGGGGATGGGCGACCAGTTTAAGCAAGCGCCTATTCTACCGGGCTACATGCAAGAGAAGATGACCGAGCAGCAGCAGGTTACTTTCTTGCAAGAGACGACCAAGCAGAACTATCAGTTTCAATTCGACGCGCCGATGAATAAGGATTTGCCTTATAATCCGCCCTACGAAGACCCGTTACGCGAATGGCCTATCGCGACCCGTCAATACATCCTCACGCAAACGCACGCCGCTTACCAGCGCAACCCGCTAGCGAATGCCGCTGTCGAGTATACGGCGGACTTCGTTGTCGGCAAGGGTTTCAACCTGACCTGTAAGAATAAACAGGTGCAAGACATCCTCGAAGACTTCATCGAGAACCCCGATAACCGTTTGCGCGAATGGGAACGGCAAGCGGTGATCGACTTGCAAGTAGACGGCGAAATCATCTTGCGGTTCTTTACATCGAAAGACGAAGACGGTAACGCGGCTGCGATTTCGTGTATCCCGCAGCGCCCCTGGGAACTGTGGTGGATAACGACAGTTCTTGGTAACTTTAGACGGCCTACGAATTACCACTTTCAACGCAATCTGACGAAGGGTGATGACCCGATTGGACAGGTTGGCGTTGTCATGGAGGATGTACCCGCCGATGATATATTACATGTGGCGATTAATCATCACGGGTATGAACTCAGAGGCCGACCTGATTTGTATCGGATACTCCCTTGGCTTCGTGCCGATACTGAGTTTCTACAAAACCGTGCACGTCAAAACTACTGGCGTGGCGCTCTTTTGTGGTTGGTGCGTGTACTCAATGGCAATGCGTCGCAAGTCGCGGCTGTTGCGGCTCGTTGGTCGAGGCCGCCCACCGCTGGCAGCGTAGCCGTCGAAAGCGGTAACGTCGAAGTCGAGCCTCTCGTAAACCCCAGCGGCGGCGGGGATGCGGCTGAAGACGGACGGCAGATTAAACTAAGAAATATCATCGGCATGCGGATGGCGGAATACATGTTCGCAGACGGTCACAACGCTAACCTTGCCAGCGCCACCGCGCAGCAGTTACCCGCGTTGACGCGCTTTGAAGCCTACCAGACCATCATGATTGAGCGCGTATGGTATCCGCTGTTCAAGCGTGCGTTGCAAGCGGCTATCGATGCTGGCATGATTCCCGATCAAGTGGAACTGCAAACCAGCGATGGCGAACCCGTAGCCGATAGCGAAATCCCGTCACCTGAACCGCAGAAACCGGACGCGACAACCGGCACGCCGAAACCGTTAGCGATGCAGCCGGATAAGCTGATGCCAATGCCCAACATGCCAGACGGCATGGACAGCCCGTCACCGCTACCGGGCGGACAGAAACCGGACAGCGAGACGACAGCGCCGAACAAGATGATCGACACCTTATGCGCGTTCGATGTGAGCTATGGCGACATCCAGTACAACGACATCTTTGAACTCGCGCAATCGTTGAACATCGCGGTCACGAACGAATGGGTCAGCAACGGTACAGCCGCCGAGAAGATGGGCTTTGATTACCCGATAGAGCAGAAGAAAATCCAAGCCGAGAAAATCCAAAATCAGGCGGACATCGCTAGCGGGCTTGTACCCCCGCCGCCGGAAATGATACCGCCGGAACAGCAAGGGCAACCCGCAGGTAGCGCGCCACCGAAAGCGGCTTAAATGGGTGTCACCAAGCCACAACTGCAAAACATCATGCAAACGCGCGGACAGGCATTCGTCCCGCGCGATAAGCTGAATTATGCGGGTCGTGTAGCCGAAACCTACCTACGCAAGAAAATCTATCGCTGGGAAGACCGCGCCGCGCTTGCCGCATACAGCGCACTCAAGGAAACGAACGCCCGCATTCGCGAGTACGCCTTGCAGACGGCGGGGCAACTGCGGCTGTCGAAGATTGCGAACGATGCCGATAGCAACGTGTTCCGCAACATGCTTAACCGCTATGTGGACACCCAGCTAACCGACTACGGTAAACGGGTCGCTGATGTCGCCTACGAGTACTCGTATACAGCGTTCGCGGCAGGCTGGTACGGACGGCTGTGGTTACTGGATGAAAGCAGCCACCATGACCCGCGCGTAAAACCGTCTAGCGTACCGCAGCAGTTAGCCCAGCGAACCGTTGTGCTTCCCGGTCTCAAGGAAGCGGTCAACCACGCGGGCGGGACACCGTTTCACGATCAATTTGACATGGCGGTGCAGACCAGCGCCACGAAAACCCGTCGTCTCGTCAACAGCACCGTAACCGCGCCCGTTGGCGTGCTGGCATTGACGCAAGCGATTGCGGCAACGTTGGGCGTAAATGCGCCACCGAAACAGGCTTCCAAAGGCTTGTATCACGCGGTATCGCTGCCGATTCGTACCAGCGTCATACGCTCGTATAACCATGCCAGCGCCGAAGTCTACAAAACGCATACTGAAATACTGGTCGGCTGCATGTGGGTCACATCCCACGACAGCCGCGTATGCGACGAATGCGCGTCCCACGATGGACAGGTATTCGTTGTCAACTCGCTCACTGGTATCGCGTTATTCGGCCTGCCGCCGGATGGCAGTCATTTCGGATGTAGATGCACTGTGACTCCTCTACTCGTACCGTATGACCAGTCAAACGGCAACGCGAACGAGCCACCCGACGATACCTTTGGCGACTGGCTGATAGCGAAGGGTTTCGCGGATACGATGACCGATTTTATGCAAGACACATCATTAGAGAGTACGCAATTATGAGAGAGAATATGGTATAATATTCCTAAGTGAATAGGAGTAAATATGAGCCACGAAGAGATAGTCATTAGTGAGCGTGAGCATGTAAAAGCTTTTGCGCTTGTGCGTACTGTTGCCGATGGTCAATTCAGTCTCAAATATAACAATAATGACAATTACTATGTCATGTCTCTACCAGCTAATAGCCGTAATAGCAGCTATGATTGGCAGTCCTCGATACCTGAACACGGCGGAATATATGTTGGTGAAGCACTGAGTAATTATTATCTAGTTTATTTTAAGATAGCACCGTAACTTAATTAAACAGACAACACAATCTATAAACACTCGCATTTGCGGGTGTTTTTGTTTGAGGAGAAAACATTATGAGTGCCGAGGTCAGGGTCTTAGCCGAGGGAACTTTCCGCATTGTACAGCAGTCAGGTAGCGGGCTTACGTGGGCTACTGCCAGCGCGCCAGCGTCGGGGTTAATGGGCTTTGTGCAAAACGGCATGAGCATTACCAGCGCACAAAAGATTGAGACCATTATGGAGCGCGGAAAGCCTGCAATGCAAAAGGTCATTGAATCGTCACCGATTAAGGTGGCGATGAAAAACCTCATCAGTTATCAGACAGGGAAATCGCTCCCGTTTACGATGTTGACTGCCAGCGGGTCAACTGTTCCCATGTTTCTTGGTGAGTGGAAACAGGCGGCACCTGAAATCGGTGCAACATCAGCACTGTATTATCAGTTCTATGGTTGTGCTATCGAAAGTCTCAAACTGACAGAAGACGCGAAGGGCGATAACAACGATTGGCAGTTCGTAGCACTGGCGATGAACGGTCCGACTGCCAGTGGCTATCTCGGATAAGAGGTTATCATGCCTGAAGCATTTAGTTGGATGGATGGCACGGTCAGCATATGGACGGGCGCGGCTGCCCCGTCAACGTCAGCGGTGATCGCGTATGCCGAAGATACGAAAGTACCAATTAATCGTGGGTGGGACAATCGCGCCGCTGCCAACGGCACATACTACAACCACCAAACAGGACAGCGATGCGACCTGTCGATAGCCGCCGTGTATACAGTGGATACTACGATAGCCAAAATCCACGAAAGCGCGACGGCGGTTCACATGAAGGTGATGCAAGTCAACGCGATTGGCAGCGCGGGTTATTTCCTGTACAGCGGGCGTATTGACAGCCTGAATTATCAAGGTAGTCAGAAGAACGCCTTTAAGTACACGATGAATGCACATTTCAACGCCTTTAGCGCGTTTTAGGAGCTAATATGACCGATTCACCCAACATCACACCGCAACCGTTAGCCGCTACCTTAAGCGACCTCGAATGCAGCACGATTACTGTTGTTATCACGCTGGCGGATAGCGCCGAAGTCACCGTGCCGATGAAACTGATACCACAGTTCCGCATGATGCAACTGAGTGCCATGATACCGGATGCCCCGCCACCACCGCCCGGTAAGGACATTCGGAAAAATCCCGATGGGTCAATGAATTGGGATTTCAACTACAACGATCCCGCATACGTGGCAGCGGATGCCGAAGTCAACTGGAAGCGAAACTGTCTCATGTTGGCTGAAATGCTCCAACTGCCATTAACGGGCGAAACGTTGCAAGAGAAAGCCGACTACATCCGCACGGCATTTGACCCGCTTGTGACTGACCAACTGATTAGCGTGGTACGCATCCAACGGCAGAAAGTGAAGGCGCGGATTATAACCCGTGCTGAAACGTTTCTCGCAGGACGAAATTGATATTCTGACCATCTGTGAGCGCAACGGCTGGACGTATACACAATGGTTTGCGCTGCCTGAAAACGAGCAAATTGACCGCCTCGCAATGTTGCATAGACGACAAACCTATCTCGATTCCATTCTTAGAGGATTTGATAAGCGCATTGAAGACGGCTTAGGCATTGAGCCTGTGGCTTATATTAGTACGCTCATTGAAAGGCATTTGCCATGAGCCGCGATGTTACTATTGTTCTCAGCGTCACCGATAACTTCAGTACGCCGCTGGATAATTTTAAAACCAAAATAGGTGAGGTTGACGACAACGCCGCCAGTTTAGGCGAAGATGGTACAAAAGCGGGCAGCGCACTAGACGACATTGCAGCAGGCGCAAGCGGAGCTATTCTGGCCTTTGCTGGTTGGAAGGGTGTCCAATGGGTCGCTGACCTCTATAACATGGGAC